CTGAAAAGAATTCTGAGAATAAATATAAAGCAACTTATTATCAGGGTTACATAACTAAATACGGAATGACAGCTAATTCAGAAGATAGTGTGGAGCTAGAACTTGAATTCTCTATTAATGGTGTTGGTAAAGATGGATTTGCAACATTAACAGCTGATCAAGCTGAAGTTGTTCAATACGTGTTCAAAGACACTACTATAGAAGCTGGATAATAATTTAATAAAAGCTAACTGGTAGAACTGGTTAGCTTATTTTTTTCGGAGGATTATAAAATATGCAATTAACAATTAATGAAAAAACAGTAAACGTAAGATTTGGAGTTGGATTTGTAAGAGAACTTGATAAAAGATTTCCACTAGAAGCTAAAGGCGTTAAGCTTGGAATGGTTTTAAGTATGAAAATTCCGGAGATATTAGGTGGAGATGTAGCAAGTTTATCAGATGTAATTTATGCAGGTACTGTTCTTGAAACAGAGAGACCATCACAACAAGAAATTGATGAATTTATTGATAATCATTCTGATATTGAAGCGTTATTTGATGAAGTGCTTAAAGAACTTGAAGAAAGTAATGCGGGAAAGAGAATTCTAAAACAAAACAAAGCGACACTGAACAAGGAGAGCGAAGAGAACTAAACTCTAAAGAAGCTTACGAAGAAATAGTAATAAATTGTACAAGGTTTCTTGATATAACAAACGTAAGAGATATTGACTACCTAACACTTTATGAATATGACCTGTTAATGTTTGGTGCAAGGATGAAAAAGCTAGATGAAGAGTTAGCACTCCATAAAAGAGCATGGCTTAACAGGGAAGTAGAGAGAACAGAAGAGAGAGGGAAAAAGCAATATTACGTTTATAGCAATTTTAAAGACTTTTTCGACTATGAGAAGGAGTTAAAACTACTTAACGGAGAAGAAGTATCTAAAATTCAAGATAAAGAACTTGGTAATTTATTACTTAAAGCAAATACGTAGGAAAGGAGGTAGTTTATGGCAGAACAATATTCAGTTGAAGCGGTCTTATCAGCAGTAGATAAAGGTTTTGGTAATGCTTTAGACATGATCAATGATAAGCTTGATAAGTTTGATAATAAAGTTGGTAAAACTGAAAGCAGCGGTAGTAAATTAGGCTCTACTTTTAAAGCAATGGCTTTAGCAAATTTAGCAGCTAATGCAGTAACCAAAGTAACCGGGGATTTAAACAGCTTAGTAAGTGAATCAATTAAAGCATCCGATGCGATGGATAAGTTCAGAAGTACAATGAAGTTTGCGGGATTAGATAATAGTGCTATTGAAAAAAGTGCTGCTGCTGTTAAAAAATATGCTGATGACACGGTGTATGACTTAGACGTAGTAGCAAACACAACAGCTCAATTAGCAGCAAACGGAATTAAAGACTATGACGGATTAACACAAGCAGCGGGGAACTTAAATGCAGTAGCTGGTGGTAATGCTGACACGTTTAAATCTGTTGCTATGGTAATGACACAAACAGCTTCAGCAGGTAAACTAACCGGGGAAAACTGGAGGCAGTTATCCGATGCAATTCCTGGTGCAAGCGGTAAGATTCAAGAGGCTCTTAAGAAAAACGGAGCTTACACCGGAGATTTCAGGAAAGCCTTAGAACAAGGTAAGATTAGTGCTGATGAATTTAACCAGGCCATCATGGATTTAGGTATGACAGACGTAGCAAAAGAAGCAGCGACATCAACTAAAACTATTGAAGGTGCTATAGGTAACATGAAAGCGGGAATTGTAACTAGCATTATGGAAATAATTGATGCCATTGGTAAAGATAGGATAACCGGAGCAATTACAGCGTTAGGAACATTCATTACTAATGGATTAGGATTACTTAAGATTATTATCCCTCCTGTTATCACAGCTTTAACATGGTTATTTGATTTAATCAACAGGCATCAGGTGGTGGTTTCAGCTATAGCCAGCGCCTTTATAGGGTTTAAAGCAGCCTTGGCAATAGACAAAGGAATTGATGCTGTGAAAAAAGCATTAGATGGGTTAACTTTAGCACAAGCAGCAGCAAAAAAAGCTCAAGCAGCATTGAATGTAGTAATGAATCTGAGCCCGTTTGCGATAATTGTAGTAGCTATAACAGCCTTAGTTGCATTTCTAATATACCTATGGCACACTAACGAAGGATTTAGAAATGCAGTTAAAGCAATTTGGGAAGGAATTAAAGCAGCTTTTGTTCAAGCGTGGGAAGCTATTAAAACAGCGTGGACTGGAGTAGCTGAATTCTTTACTGGAATATGGGAAGGAATTAAAGCAGGAGTTCAAGGTATAGTTCAATGGATAGCTCAAACTTGGAGTGGTGCAGTTGCTGTTCTTAAAGTAGTTTGGGATTCAATATCAACCGCAGCAACGACAGCATGGAACTTTATAATTCAAAGCATTATGGCAGTAGTACAACCATTTATTAACACATTTATCAATGGCTGGAACATTCTAAAAGATGGAATCAATGGAGTTTGGGAAGGTATCAAAATGATTTTCCAAGGAGCTTGGGAATTTATCAAATCTATTGTGTTGGGAGCTGCATTAATCATAATTGATGTTGTAACAGGGAATTTTAGCAAGCTAAAAGATGATCTACAATTAATTTGGGAAGGAATTAAAAATGCATTTTCTATTGTATGGGAAGGTATCAAAACTATTGCAGTTACTGTTGTTACTACATTAGTGAATTTAGTAAGAAATGCTTGGGAAGGACTTAAACAAGTCTTAACTACAATTTGGAACGCTTTAAGAACTTTAGCTACTACAATTTGGGAAGGCTTAAAATCAGCAGTACTAAACATTACTAATACTCTTGTAAATACAGCTAAGTCTGTTTGGGAAGGATTTAGAAATTTCTTCTCATCTCTGATAAATGGTATAAGAAATACAGCCGTAAATACTTGGAATAGTATAAGTTCAAGTGTAATAAATATTGTAAATAGTTTGGTAAGTTCAGCACAAAATGCCTGGAACTCATTTAGAGATGGGGTTCAAAACTTAGTTAATAACGTTTCTAATATATTCCATTCTCTGTGGAACATCGATTTATGGGCGGCTGGACGAGCAATATTAGATGGATTCCTAAATGGATTAAGGTCAGCTTGGGGAAGTGTTCAGGAGTTTGTAAGTGGAATAGGTGACTGGATTCAAGCAAACAAAGGGCCTATTTCATACGACAGAAAACTTTTAATCCCTGCTGGTAATGTGATTATGGGTGGATTTAATGAAGGTCTTGAAAACGGCTTTAAAAACACGATGTCAAAAATTGAGGGAATAACAGGAAATATTCAATCAAGATTTAACATTAATCAATCTAAAGCGTTGAATGTAGAAAGCAATTATCAAGGTCAATCATTAAATATTAACTTTAAACTTGGAGATAGAGCGTTTAAAGGTTTTGTTGAAGATATCAACGATTTAAACGGAGAAATGGTGCAACTAGAAGAAATGTATGCACTTTAGAATGGAGGAATGCGAATGTACAATTTTATTAATACTAATGAAATAGGGGAAATGCAGCATTCCTCTATTCAAACCATATTTAATGGAGTAAACCTTGATTTAAAAGGATATAGAACATTAACAGTAACAGGTAGGTCACTTATAGGAAGAAGAATCAACAGTACTGAAGTTCCTGGGGCTGATGGTAAATACTTCTTATCAAGTGAGCTTGAGGCAAGAGAAATAACAGTTAAATTTCAAGTTAAAGCAGTTAATAATGCTGATTATAGAATCAAGTTTAATGTTCTGAACACATTATTACACAGCTTAGAGCCTAAGGAATTAAAATTCACAGATGAGCCGGATTATAAATTCATGGCAATACTTGAAAAAACAGGATCTATTGAAGAGACTGATAACACTGTAGTATCAACTTACACATTCTTATGCTTAGATCCTTACAAATATAAAAATGCTCAAGGAGACGTAGGTACAGACAGAGTAACAATTACTAAATTGCCTAATAATTCAGATGAGATAATACCTGATGTAATTAAGCTTTCAACAGCAAATGCTGGAGATAAGATTATTATTAAAAACCAAAACACTACTAAGAAGATTGTAATTAATCATAATTTTTCAAGCAACGATTTAGTAGAAATTAACTTGAATAATGATTATCCACTTAAAATCAACACTGTTAATAAGAGTGAATTAATTGATTTTGTGGAAAGTGATTACGATTTTTCAGTTAAACAAAATGATGTAATTACAGTCACGAACTGTAAGCGAGTAGAAATTTACACGAAGGAGAGGTTGTACTAATGAAACTATTTTTATTTAACAATGAAGAAAAGCTGCTAGGTACTACATCTCCTATTAGTGCTACTCAAAAAGAAGAGCTTAACAGTATTCAAACATTAGAAGCTGTAGTGCGATATTCTGAATTAGTAGAAAATGCTGTATATATTGGCCATAAAGACTATATTAAGTCAGATGTTTTCCATCTGTATAAGATTGATACTGTAACTAAACATGATGTAAGCGACGTTAAAATAACAGCTGTTAATTCATTCTTTGATGATATGGAAAGCGACGGATATATTAAAGATTACAGGCCTGAGAATAGGGATATATTAAGCGTGTTAACTACAATACTTACAGGCTCTAGATGGCAAGTAGGAACTTGTAACGCTCAAAGAAATTTAACTAGTAATTTCTACTATGTGACTAGAAAAGCAGCTTTAAGTAAAGTAATTGAAGCTACTCAAATTGAGATCAGACCACGATATGTATTTAATCGAGGTAAAATTATAAATCGTTACTTAGATGTTTATACTCGATTAGGTCGTGATAATGGTAAAGTCTTTGTGCACGGTAAAGATTTACTTACAGTAAGTGAGAAAAAGTCAAAAGGTGCTATTTATACAGCTGTTGTAGGTCGTGGTAAAGGAGAGGAAACAGACACCGGAGGTTATGGTCGTAGAATAACATTTAAAGATGTTGTGTGGGACAGAAGAGCAGAAAAACCTGTTGATAAACCAGCAGGCCAAGAGTATGTTGAAATACCTGCCATGACTAGATTATATGGATTCGATAATGGTAAAAAACCAAGAATTAAAATAGTTGAGTTCCAGGATGAAGAAAATCCGGAAAAATTACTTTGGTTATCATATCAATGGTTAGAGAAAAACAGTAGAATTCAAGTTGAATACAGTGCTACTGTTGTAAATGTTGGTAATTTAGATTTAGGGGACACAGTAGGTATTAGCAATACTAAATTAGGTATTAAATACAAAACAAGAGTGTTTAAAGTTGAACGTAATTTAATTAACAACAGATTAACTAAATTTGGTATAGGGGATAAAGTAACAACTTCTCCATTTAGTAGAACTATTGAACTTGCCAAAGATATGAAGAATTTCCAGGATGACACGATTTATTGGCTGGATAAGATTAGAGAGCGTTTATCTGACAAGTTCTTAAATGAGGACGGATATAATTACGATTTGAAAGCTAATAATGAGTATAATTTACCTGCTGGTTATTATTCATTTGACAAACCTATTAATCAAAACCCAACTAAAGTTGTATATATGGGAGCTGGTAAAATTGCTATAGCTGACAGCAAGAAACCAACGGGAGAGTGGAACTGGAGAACATTCCTTGATGGTAGGGGTGCATCACTAGATCTAATTAACACAGGAGTACTTAAGGCTGGTAGAATTCAATCAGCTGATGGCAGCTCTTATTGGGATTTAGATTCAGGAGCATTTCACGTTGGCCAACAAGCAATTGAAGAAACAATAACAGCAACAGTTAACGCAAAGAAAGATGAGATTGTTGCAGCAATTAAAAAAGATGTTCAGATAAAAGATGGGAAAGACGGTGTAAGCTCATATATCCACAAAAAATATTCTAACTTTTCTGATGGTAGAGATATGAATGATGATCCCAACTCTACATATTTAGGGCTTCACGTCGGAGAAAGTAAAATTGCTCCTACAGATAATAATAAGTATAGTTGGACTAAGATTAGGTATGATGGAAAACTGTATAAAGGGTATGCCAACAGCTTAAATGGTTTAGATTTTACAGTTGTAGAACCTGATGACAATTCATTTCTTTTAGCGAAGAACAGCCCACACGTAAATATTTCTAACGATGATGATATTAGTGATATTTGGCAAGCGAACATGTTTTTAAGCTTAAAACCTAATACAAAATACACCCTTACAGCACGTGCAAAGGGTAATAAAAATAAATTATGGGCTTATTTCAGAAATAACAAGACTTCACAAGAGTACCCTTGGGGACAATTGGAGTTTGGGAACACATTAGAAACTAAGAGTATCACTTTTACAACTGGAAATGATGTTGAAGATGTGCTATTTAAGTTTATCTTAGTTCCGGAAGATGAAAATTGGACGGGAGTGCAAGTCGATTGGTATACAATTCATGAAGGTAATAGAAATTACTCAACCTATCCAACTGATGAACCTGCTCAATATCACAAATATAGATATTTTGGATATGTAAATAAAGATAGCGCTCCTGTGGCAAGTGATTTTGAATGGTTTGATATTCAACAAAAATCAATAACAGGAGATAAATATACACACATTGTCTATTCTGATAATCCCGATGGTAGTAATTTTGGACGTACACCTAAAAAATACATGGGTGTAGCAAGAACTAGTTCTCCAGCAACTCCTACAGATAAAAAGACTTATAAATGGTTTAAATTGCAAGGAGAAGACGGGGCTAGAGGTCAAGACGGTAAATCAGCACCGAACTTTAATCTATTATTAAATACGGAGATTAAGTCTAACAGCTCTTACACATTGAATGGTGCTGCACCAACAATTATTCAAAATGACTTTAACGGTCGTAATTCTGTAG